ACGCAACAGACTGATCGCACGCCAGCACGCAACCCAGCATCCCAAGCTCTCGAAGATGCGCGTGCCTGGACACGCTACCAACAGCGGCAAGCAGCACGACGCCGCGATGGAGCGCCGCGATCTAGCAGGAGAGCGCGAAGCGCCCGAGCCACAACCCACGCCACCCAGTCAATCATAGAGGTAAACCATGGCAATTCTTGACGTCACCGAGTACCAGTTCCTTGCCCAGGACTTGAACCAAGTCCGCCACGGCGTCGCCGGCTCCGAGCCCAACCTCGCCCAGCAACAGATCACCGCGTTGAGCGGCACGAGCCAGCAGAGCGCGGCCTTCCAGGACTCCACGCGCTTCGTGCGCGTCCACTCCGATGTCGTCTGCCGCATCCAGTTCGGCACGAACCCGACGGCCGCCGGCACTAGCTTCCGGCTCGCTGCCGGGGTGACCGAATACTTTGGCGTTCGCGGTAACACGACCGGCGGCTCGCTGAAGGTCGCCGCGATCACCTCGACCTAACCATGAGCGTCGTCATGCAGCGCGGAGATTTCCAGAGCGAGACATGGCGGCGCATCGACGCACACCTGCGCCAGGAGCTAGACAAGCTCCGACGCGAGAACGACAAACCTGATCTGACGGACACGCAAACGGCAACGCTGCGTGGTCGCATCCTGCAGATCAAGAGAATCCTTGCGATGCCTACGGACATCGCAGGCCAGGGGGACGACCTGGGCAGCTAAGTGATTGGCTGCCGAAGCCGTTCCGTACCGCCACCTTCGGGTGGCTTTTCTTTTGCGACAACACAACATGACAACCGAAAAGAAGGAACTTACCGACGAAGAGCTGTGGAACCAGATGGAAGCAGCAGACGCCGCCGCCGCAAGCGGTGACCCTGCAGCCAAGCCTGTCGAAGCAGCGACAACGAAAGAGCCCGCGACTGCAGCGGCGCCAGCGAAGGCTACGGCTACGGCCCAGCCCACGGAGAACGCCTCGACAGAGGATGACCCATTCGCCGGATTGCCACCGCACGTCCAGGACTTTATCGCTGGGCAGAAGACGCAGAACGATGCACTCAACAAACGCCTGAAGTCTCTCGAAGGACATATCGGGGGAATGAAGACCCAGTTGGAGGCAGCGCGCACGGCACAAGCCCAGGTACAGCAGTCGGGAGGCTCCGCGCCTACGACGCAACAGATCAAGGAAGCGAGCAAATCCAAGGAAAAGTGGAACAGGCTCGTTGAGCAATACAAGGACTTCGGTGAAGCCATCGAGGAACGTCTTGCCGATGTAAAGGCCCAAGGGCCGGCTGCAGAGCAAGTGGACCCCGTGAAGCTCGCCGCCTTTGTTGCTGGCGAAGTAGCAACTGCTGTTCAGCGCGCGAAGGACGAGATGCGCGTTGAGAACAAGCACGAGGGTTGGCAAGACCTCACCCAAACGCCTGGATTCGTAGGGTGGGTGCAACGGCAACAAGCGGAGGTCCAGAAGCTCTACACCTCCGACAAACCAAACGACGTGATCCGATTGCTCGATCTCTACAAAGAGGCGAACAAGACGACCATTCAACGACAAACCCGATTGGGCGCAGCCGCAGCGGCTGCCGGACCCGGATCGGCCAAGGGCGCGAAAGTCAAGTCCGAGGCCGAGATGTCCGACGAAGAGCTGTGGAACGCGCTCGAAAAGCAAGGGCTCTAAGCCCAGGAGTTTAAGAAATGACGATGCAAACCTTCGGCCTCGTGCCGTCGCGCTCGCCGATTTACGCCGAGCGGGCCATGCTCGCACATGCGCAACCGTTGCTGGTTTTCTCCAGCTTCGGCAAGCAAGTCGAGATGCCCAAGAACCGTACCGACACCATCGTGCTGCGTCGCGCGCTGCCGGTCGATGCCTCCACTTCCACGCAGGCTCCGATTGTCAACGCCTCCGACTACCTGCTGCAAGAAGGTGTCACGCCCTCCGCTCGCACGATCAGCTACTTCGACGTGCAAGCAGTGATGCAGCAGTACGGCATCCTCTTCAAGCTGTCGAGCAAGGCGCAAGTCTTGTACGAAGACAACATCCCCGGTGACATGGTCGAGCTGACCGGCGAGCACCTGGGCACGCTGCAAGAGATGATCGCCATCAACGTGGTCAAGGGTGGAACGAACGTGGTGTACGCGAACGGCACGACCCGTGCTGGTCTGAATACCCCGATCAACCTGTCCCGTCTGCGTAGCTGCGCCCGCGTGCTGGAAAACGGCCACGCCAAGCGGATCACCAAGCGCCTCGCCCCGAGCGCGTCGTTTGCGACCGCCCCGGTGTATCCGGCGTATGTCTGCTTCATCCACACCGACCTGGAGGCCGACGTTCGCAACATGCCCGGCTTCATCCCGGTTGCCGAGTACGGTTCGTTCAACGTGATCCACGAGCGTGAAGTTGGCGCCGTTGAGCAGTTCCGCTTCATCAGCACGACCTACCTGCGTCCGTTCCTGGGCGCCGGTTCCGCCACCTGAACGGCATGGTGTCTGTCGGTTCGAGCAACACCGACGTGTACCCGATCATCGTAACCGCCCAGGACGCATGGGGCCAAGTTGCGGTCAAGGGTATGGGCGCGATCAAGCCCGTGTACCTGCCACCGTCGCAAGTGAACCACGCCAACCCGTTGGCGATGTTCGGCTACGTCGGTGCCCAGTTCTGGAAGACGGCTGCCCGTCTGAACGAAAACTGGATGGTGCGCTACGAAGTCTGCGCGACCAGCCTGTAATTGAGGCTGTAACCGGGTAGGCGCCTTCGGGCGCCTTCTCTCAACCAACAAGGATTGACATGACTTGCGCATACCAAATCGTTCTGAACGAGACGCGCGCCTTCAGCCCTGCCGAAAAGGTTAACTGGCAAAACGTGTTCATCGCCCTCGCGGCGGACTTGAACGACGTGCGCGCCAAGTTCAACCTCGTACAGCAAGAGCTGAACGCGGGTGGCGCTGTGGGTAGCACGAACTACCCCAACGGCACCATGCAGATCAACGCTAACCAATTCCTTCCCTTGGCGTAAGCCGGGACAGGGCATCAGGAGATACACAGATGGACAACCTAGCACTCACCCGTGGTGGCAATATCGCTCTTGCGAGCGGAGCCGTCGCTGCCGGCACGACCGCCGGCACGATCAAGACGACCGCCACCATCACCTACGTCATCGACGGGCAGTTCTACTCGAAGTCGGCGACCGACAACATCGCCTTCACGGGTCCGACGGCTGGCGAAGGCGAAAACTTGGTCGGTACGTTCCAGCCCCACCTTGCCAATCAGGTTCGCCTGTACGGCTTGTGGCTCGACGTCAATGGGAACTTCTTCGTAACGCAAGGCCCTGCCGCAGTTCCGGGCGACCTCGCCAACGGGATCGTCTCCCTGCAGTGGCCCGAAGCTCCGCGCGCCTACGGCGACAGCGCGGCTTCCAGCGTTGCCAGCGGCCCGAAGTACACCATCGTCGCGGTTGCTCGCGTTTCGGAATCCTCGACCGGCTCCACGTTCGTGCCCAACACGACCGCGCTTGCCACGTCCGGTCAGTTGACCGTGAGCTTCATCAACCTCGCCACACTTCCTGGCGAACCGCTGCGCTCGTAAGAGTCGCGGTAGCAAGGTCTACGCCTCGGGGTTTCCCTCCCTCCTTTCCCCGAGGCGTCTTGCGGGGCTGGGGTCTTCGGACTCCAGCCCTTTTTTTCTGGAGGGAACACACAACAAGGAACATTGCCATGAGCAAGAAAATCGACTCACGCGAAGTCGACATGAAGGAGTCGGAGAAGACATTTACGGTTGCGCAAGTCATCGCAGCCGGTGCTCCCCCGTCCGTCGACGTCATCTCGGAACCCGTCACCAACGACGTCCTGGCCCTGGAGAAGTTCATGGCCGAGGAAGTCACCATCGAGGTCCACGCGGCGGCAACGCCGAACGATCCGCAGATGGCCTTCGCGGGCGTGAACGGCAAGCAGTATTGGATTCCGCGCGGCCGGCAGATCACGCTGTCGCGTGCCCATGTTGCCGTCCTGGCGACCGCTCGCACCGGCACGGTCGAGCAGCGTTCGTTCAAGGACCACGACGGCGCCGATCAGTACGAAGAGCGCTCAGTCCTTCGCATCACCTATCCGTTCTCGGTCATCAGCGATCCGAATCCGGCCGGGTATGCGTGGCTCAAGAAGCTGCTCTCCAGTCCCGAGTAAGAGGTAGCCCAGCATGAACTTCCTCCAGTTGGTCAATCAAGCGCGCGTCGAGTGCGGCGTCACGGCATCCCCGTTGACGACCACGGTCGGCGTCAATCCAGTCAGCGAAGCAGGACGCTTCATCGGCTGGGTGCGCGATGCTTGGCGCGACATCCAGCTCAAGCGGCCCGACTGGATGTTCATGCAGGGTGAGTTTGGCTTGAACACAACAGGTGGCGTCCGTGAGTACCCAGCGACTTACGGCGTCACCGATGGTTCTTTTGCAGAGTGGATGCCCGAGACGTTCCGCATCTACAACAGCAGCTTCGTGCCGGTGTTCTCCAGCACCGTATACAACGGCACAGCCACGATTGGCGCGACAGTGCTCGGCGCCACATCCGGCGCCAGCGGCGTCATCCTTGCCC